TTGACGCTATTTCTAGGACGTTAGGCTGTATGTCTAATGGCTCTGTTGCTCAGTTTGGTAACTTAACTTACTTCCTATCTGACGATGGCTTTTATGCTTGTGATGGCAAGTCAGTTAAGAATATCGGCGTAGAGAAGGTTAATCGTTGGTTCTTTGATAATGTCAGTTTGAGTGAAATTCAAACAGGCATGAGTGCAACCATTGATCCTGTTAAGAAGTTAGTTATCTGGAACTTTAAGAATAACTTCGGTCGCAGATTCTTGCTGTATTACTCTATCGATTTAGATAAGTGGTCATACGGTTTAACTGACGTGAACTTCCTAGCGTATGGTCTGACACCTAGTGCCACACTTGAGCAGTTAGATATTTACTATTTTGATACTACAAATCAGAAAACTGGTACGTATACACAAAGTAGCACTACCGTTACTGTTACTGTAACGGATCATGGATTAGAGACAGGTGCTTATGTATCTTTTGACGCTACTTCTGGTGCCGGAGTAGATGGAGTATTTGCAGTAACAAGAACTAGCGCAAATGTATTTACATTTACAGCCGCAACTGGTGCGACTATCACTACGTCAAATTGCACAATCACATTGCCAAGTATCGATAACACGGCAGAGCAGATACCATTAGATTCACGTACTTGGGCTGGTGGTCAGCTTATATTCGTTGGCGTTAGAAATCAGAGGATTGTGGTTTTCTCTGGTGCATTGCAAGCGGCATACATTACTTCTGGAGATATTGACATTGGACGTTCTATTATCACATTGGCAAAACCTATTATCGATAATGGAATCGCGTCAGTCGCAGTTGCCAGTAGAAAACTATTGTCAGATAGCGTCGAATTCGGAACAACAGCTACACCAGACTCAGATAATAGAGTGCCATTGAGAGCTAACGGTAATTACCATCGTATTAAGGTAACTCCGACCAATGCCAATTGGGAAACTATCGTAGGTTGTGAGATTGAAATTACTCAGCAGGGCAATCGATGACTAGATCAGTACAGTTTCGTACTCTACCTGTATTTGGTGCTGATGAACGTCAGGTTTCTGAGGTCGTTCGTGGAATTATGGACGGTAAGACAAATAATTCAGGCTATTTCACTAGCGGAACTACTACTACAACAACAGTTTTATTTGATGAGCGCATTAGTTTTGATTCTGCGATACTGTTTACTCCAATGAATGATAAGGCAGCAGCAGAAATGGATAAATTATGGGTAGGCACAAGAAATCAAGGTAATGCTGTAATTCATCATGCTTCTAACGCTCATGTATGTAACTTTATGTACATTGTGGTGGGTTAATGGAGTATAGATATATTGCTCCGCAGGAACTAAGACAATGGTGGGCTAGTGTAAGAACTGGCTTAGAGAAGATTAAAAGTAGGAGTCCAGAAAACTGGATTATTGAAGATGTATATACAGACTGCTTCAATCAAAAAAGTCTGTTGTTTGTACTGATAGAGAATAACCACTACGCTGGCTTCTTTGTCATACAGCCACAAGGTGAGACTATGCATTTGTGGGCTGCTTATTCGTTAGAAAATAGTTATGATGTTGTCGAAAATGCCTTAAAATACATAAAAGGCATGGCTACTGAAGCTAAGGTTAAATACATAACATTTTCTAGCCATAGGCGGGGTTGGTCAAGAAGGGCGGCTGATTACGGATTCCGCCCAAAAACATGGATTTGTGAGGTTTAATATGGGTGGTGGCGGCGGTAGTCCTCAAAAAAGCACGACAACTGCGAGCATTGATCCTACGATTGCTCCGTATGTTCAATATGGCTTAGAAGAAGGTAAGCGGCTATATGAGTCTCAGGCTCCTACATTCTTCCCCGGTCAGACTTACGTATCTCCTTCGGCTCAGACTCAGGAAGCCTTGCGTATGGCTCAAGAGCGAGCTATGGCAGGTTCTCCGCTTACTCAAGCAGCACAGGCAGAGACATTAGCTACGATTCAAGGTAGAGGCGTTAATCCATTCCTAGCGGGTGCTTTAGAGCAGACGAATCGTCTATCTGGTGAGGATTATCTGCGTAACATACGGCAACTTCAATCAGGTGCATCGTCAATGGGGCGTTATGGCTCTGCTGCTCAAGGTCAGTTAACAGGTCAGGCTCAGGATGTTTATGCTCGTGCTCTAGCGGAACGAGGTGGTCAATTGGCGTATCAGAGTGCTGAAGCTGAACGTGCTCGTCAGATAGCGGCTGTTGGTGCGGCTCCTCAGATGGCTGCTCAGGATTATGCTGACATTCAGCGATTACTTAGCGTTGGTGGTGCTAGAGAAGCTCAGAGTGCGGCTGAATTGCAAGATCAAATAAATCGTTTTAACTTCCAGCAAAACCTACCACAAGCAAAATTAAGTCAGTTTGCTAACCTATTCTCTAGCGTTCCGCAGGGTTCTACTACGGTGCAGCAAGCGACACCACAAGGGGGTAAATAATGGCTGATCCTATTTCAGCAGGCGTAGTTGGTTCTGTACTCATGCCTAGTGCTGGAGTTGCTTTAGCTGCACCTACTATAAGTACAGCCTTAGTAAGTGGTTTAAATGCTGGTGGATCATTTTTTGGTCAGGGCGGGATGCTGTCTCAGGCTGGTCAAGGCTTGAATATGCTTAACCAAGTTAATAAAGTATTTGGTGGAAACGATCAATCTATGCAAATGGCTCCACAGGGGCAAATAAGTCGTAGTCAGATTAATCCAATGGACTATATGAGTTTATTGAATCCACAGAATCAGACTGTTATTAGTCAGCAACCTATTTCATTATTGGGGTAATTATGGGCGGTTCATCAAGTCCTTTAAGTATTGGTTCGTTCATTAATGGAATTGGAACTAATCTTGTCTCTGGCGGGAATACAATTAAAGGTGCGTTATTGAACGCTTCTTTAGCTGCTAGATCAAATACAGGTGGAAGTGCAATTGATAGTGCATATGGTTCTGGAGGCGAATCATTATTTGGATTCGATCCAACTTTTAAAAGTGTAGGTAGTGATATTTTTAGCGGTATTAAAGGTGCTAATACATTCATGAACCAGAACCCTGTTTCTACGCAAATGGGTATGCAATTAGCTAAAAGTTTATTGCAAGAGGAACCAGTTCAATACGCTCCTTCTGGACAAATTAATAGAGGTCAGGTTCAACCAATGGATTACATGAGCTTACTAAATCCTCAGCAACAGACTGTTATCCGTCCACCACAAATTTCGTTATTGGGGTAATTTATGGCTATCGGCGATTACTTAAGTTACTTAAATCCTACAAATTACAATGTGTTCGGCGTTGAGAATCCTACTTATAGTGGATTACTAGGACCAGAGCAGTCTCAAGCATTATCACAACGATCTAATATTGCTGGCTTATTAGGCGCGGCTGCTGCATTGGCTCAAGGTATGAGTAAACAAGGTCCTAGAAGGTCTGGACTGCAAAATGTTATAGGTGCTTTAGGTGCTGGCTACGGTTCTGCTGGTCAGGCATATCAAGGCGGTATAGAGCAGATGGCTAATGCTCAGAGGTTAGCTCAGATGAAGTTGCAAATGCAGCAAAATACAGCTACGCAACAAGCTATTAATTCTGTTTTGCAAGACCCAAGTTTTGCTAATAATCCAACAATGAAGGCGGCTCTTTTAGCTGACCCGCAAGGATTCTTAAAGATGTATGCTGAAAATGCTCCTATTCAAGCAGCTATATCTGGTGTTTCTACTGCTCCACGGTCAGTTCAGCCTGTTATGGCTCCAGCATCAGCAGCAGTTCCTGCACCAGTATCAGTTCCTGCACAGAGAGAATACTCAGATGCTGAAAAAGCTGCATTGGCTGACATTGATGCTAGGCTTGCGGCAGACCCGTTATATAGAAATAGAGCACCACAAGTTGTCCCAACTAATAAAGTTGAAAGTTCTGAATTTCCTGCGTTAACAGCAACAGCAAATAGTCGATTAGTAGAATTAGAGCAACGTAGAGCGCAATTATTGGATATTAATTCACGTTTATCTGGTGTTCCCGGTGATAAAGCTGCAAAACAAAGAGATGCCAATAATAAAGATATTGAAAATATTCGCAAGGAAACTGAAAGTCTTTCTACATCAGGTTATGACTTTGCTAGATTGGAGAAATCTGTTCCAGCACAATTAAAGCCTTATGTTACTGAGTTAAAAGATTTAGCTAAGACTGGTGGATTAAATGCAAATGAATTAGCTCAACGTATTCAAGCTATTCAAACTGCAACATTGGAGTTGCAAAAAGGACAAAAATACGATGGCATTGTAGGAAATTATGCTTACACTATGTTTGGAACTACTGACCAGACTAAACTTACTGATGCGCAAAATAGAAACGTACTTGCTTATGCAAATGCTCCAACACAAGCAGATCAAACTAAGATTGCTATTGATGCTCAAAAGCTAAAGTTTGAGACTGGTGGTGCTCCACCATTGCCTACATCTCGTGAGCAAATGTTACGTGATAGTACCGTAGCTCCTACGGTGTCTACTACTGCTCAACCCACTCAAGCTACTGTTGTTACTCCTAGAGCAGCAATACCACCAATGGATCAAGCTCCAGCTCCTAGAGTTTCTCCTGAAATGCAAAGAACAGGTGAGCCTGCACCAGAAATTAAACCGACAACTATGTCTGTTCAAGTTCCCAAAGGAACAATCCCATTAATTAATCAACCAGATAATAAAGTTACTCCTAAAAGAAAGCAGGAATTACTTGCTGCTCAACCAGCAACTATTGCATTGGTTAATTACACAGCTTCACAATTGGTTGATGCTAGAGATGCTGCTCAAGCATTACTTAATAGTCCTAAAGAATTAAAAGCTATTTCTGGATTAACAGGTCCAGCAGTTGCTAGAATTCCGGGTACTGATGCTTATACTGGTGCTGTAAAACTAGAAAACTTGCAAACACGATCATTTGTTAGTGAAATACAGAAAATGAGAGCAGCATCTCCTACTGGTGGTGCTGTTGGTAGTGTTACTGAAAAAGAAATGGCTGCATTGTCTAATATTCAAGCATCATTAAAAGCAGGTTTAAAAGAAGATGTACTTAGAAAACAACTAAAACAATATATTGATAGTGCAAATTTTGCATTAAAGACAATTCCTATTGAATATGCTCGGACTTATGGCTATCAAGGTGAATTTGAGGATATTTTGAGTCGTAATGTTGTTCAGCAGCCGGGAGCAGATACATTGCCTAAAGGCGTAACTGTCAAAAGGAAAGTTAATCCATAATGTCTAAATTTAGATACGATGTCACTATTCCTGGCTCTGGTTCATTTGAAGTTAATTCAGATACAGAGCTTACAGACAAGCAAGCGTATGATTATGCGCTTCAATCAATGCCTCCAAGAACTACTGGAGAAGAATTGGTTCGTAGTCTTGGCATAACTGCTAGAGGAGTGGCTCCTGTGGCTATTGGTGCTGCTGCTGGGCTTCCATTTGGTCCTGTTGGTGTATTGGGTGGAACTATTGCGTTACCTGCTGCTGAATTAGCTACACAAGTTGCTAACGTGGCACTTCCTAAGCAATATCAAATACCATCTCCTGCTGGTGCTGTAGAAGATTTAATGACTCGTATGGGTTTACCTAAAGCTGAAACAACTGCTGAACGTATGGCTCAAGCTGCTGCTGGATCATTGGCTGGTGTTGGAACTCAAATAGCTACATTGCCTACATTGGCAAGAACAGCAACTACTGATTTAGGTCGTCGTATATCAGAAATGTTATCTCAGGCTCCCGGCAGACAAATAGCTGCTGCTGCTCCTGCTGCTGCTGTTGCTCAAGGTGTAGGTGAAGAATTTGGTCCTGTGGCTGGTGCTGGAGCTGGTCTTGCAACTGGTGCTGCATTTGGTGTTGGTGCTCGTCCTAGAGTTGGTCCTACTGCCGAAGATTTAGCTGCAAAATCTAGTCAATTGTTTAAACAAGCTGAACAAGCTGGTATTGCGTTTAGCACACCAAGATTCACACAGAAAATGGCTACCGTAGCTACTGATCTTCGTAAAGAAGGTTATACGCCTACTGCTTATCCTAAGATTGAAGCAGCTTTTAAAGAACTTACAGATGCGTCAATGCCTAAAGATTTTACAGAGTTACAGGCTCTGCGTAAGGTAATTCAAGGTGCTCAAGCTAGTGCTGATCCATCAGAAAGACGTTTAGCAACAATACTAAAAGATCAATTTGATGATTATGTAGCTAATGCTCCTGCTAGCGATATTCTTGGTACTAATACAAAAACAGGAACTGCTATTTGGCAACAAGCTAGAGGAGAATATTCTAAGCTGATGAAAGCTGATGTATTTGAAAATATGCTTGAAAATGCTAAGTTAGATCAAAGTAAATTTACTGCATCTGGTGCTGAAAACTCTATGGCACAACAGCTTCGTCAGTTAGCTAAGAATGATAAGAAAATGCGGTTATTTACTAAAGCTGAACAAGCTGAAATTAATGCTGCTGCTAAAGGAACAACTGCTCAAAATCTATTAAAATTCTTTGGTAGATTTGCTCCTACAGGTCCTGTTAGTGGTGCATTTGCTGGTGGTGCGTCAATCTATGAGCCTACTATTGGAATACCGTTAGCTGTTGGTGCTGGTTTATCAAGATTAGGCGCTACTGCACTTCGCAGACAATCTGTAGAGCGTTTAGCCGATATGATGCGTTTAGGTGCTCCAGTTCCAAAACAAATACCTGTTCCAGCTATTACTGGTGGTAGAGGTTTAATTTCTCCACAAGTTCCGTTAGACGTAACGTCTGAGCAACTTCAACAGATATATGGGCAATAATCATGGCAAAGAATAAAATTTCTGAATATAGTGCTACCGCATCCAATAACACGGATATTGGCGGTATTAACATAGCTGAGGGATGTGCTCCATCAGGTATTAATAACGCTATACGCGAATTAATGGCACAGCTTAAAGATCAGCAAACAGGATCAGATGCAGATAGCTTTGTCGTAGGTGGTGCATTTACTTGTACTGGTGCTGCTGTATTTAGCTCTACTGTGGCGTTAGGCGCATCAGCTACGGCTACTACACAATCGGCAAATGATAACTCCACTAAGGTGGCTACGACTGCTTATGTGGCTGCTGTTATTCCTAGTGGCGTTATTGTTATCTGGTCTGGTTCTGCTGGTGCTATTCCTAGCGGATGGAATCTATGTAACGGCTCTAACGGAACTCCTGATCTACGTGATCGATTTGTGGTAGGTGCTGGCTCTACGTATGCTGTAGGTAATACTGGTGGTACTAAGGATGCAATTGTAGTTAGCCATAGTCACTCAATTAGCGATTCAGGTCACTCTCATGACGTTAGAATTCCTAGCAGAGCAGTTGGAAATAATGCTACTGCTTTGTATTCAACTAGTGATGGATCAACAAAATCAACAGTTACATCAGACTCAGCAAACACAGGTATCTCAATTAACTCAACTGGTGATTCTGGTACTAACGCTAACTTGC